GTTATCTTCATCATATCCAACTATTTTCCACGCTATTATTTTCATCTTAATTCTCCTTTACTATTGAGTTATATTCCTCTCTTGTAACATCATAAAATAACTGTGGTCTTGAGTTATACCAAAGTGATTCTAAATGTTTCTGTATTAATTCTTTCTTGGTAAATTTACTGTTAAGTTTTTTACCTACTATATTGAATAACTTTTCTTGGTTAATATTCATTGTTGTATCTCCTCTACTGATTCTTCTGAAAATCCTAGAACATCAATCGTATTGTCTAGGTGTTTAAACAACTTTACATCTCCATGCCTGTTCAATACTTCTTCACCTGTTTCTTGGTCAACTTTTGCTAGTAAGTAACCGATAACTTCATATTCATAATTTTTCATTTCTTTTCCTTTTTTATTAATGTAAAGACATAATGACATAATATATAATAAATGCAAGCACTATTTTAATTAATTATAGACAAGCTCTAGACAACCTCTAGACAATGTATATAACAGATAAGATTAGATTAGATAAGATTATATATATAGGTGATGATGATGTTTATATTTCAGACTTTACTTGACAATCTTTTTTGCTCAAGTTAAGATGACATCTCATTTAATTAACAAGGAAACAAAAATGGAAAAAATTACATTTGAATTATTACTAGAAAATTTTAGAAACCAATCTGACATTGCAGAAAAATTATCAATCAGTAGACAAGCAGTTTCAAAATGGTTTATTAACAAACAGATTCCAAAATTAAGACAATACGAAATTCAGGAGTATTTAACTAAATCTGTTTAAACATAAAAAGGAAAAATAATGTTTAAGATAAAAAATTGGGACAAGTTCCAACACTACAAACATAAAAATAAAATGACTTGGTATAAAATGTATGGCGGTGATATTTTGAACGATGTTACTTACATGGAATTATCAGAAACAGAAAGACTGTTTTTAAGAGAAGCGTGGGATTTGGCTTCGCAATTTAATGGTGTATTGCCTGACCTAAAATCTTGTGCCTTTCGGTTAAGACAAGATGAGGAAAAACTAACAAAAATATACGACAGTTTAAACGCAAAGAATTGGTTTTATGAAGTAAGTGAAAATGATTTAAAAAAAGAATCAATGCTTACACTTTTAAAATCTGAAGTTGTAAAAGGCACTGCTGAACATTTTGAAAAATGGTGGGAGTCGTTACCTGACAAAAGAAAAGTAAATAAGAAAGGTTGTTTAGAAAAATGGAAATCAAAAAAACTAGATGACATTTCAAAAAAAATTATTACTTGGACTGCTACTATGAAAAAAACGAGAGAGTGGTTAGAGGGGTTCAACCCTAGCCCTGAAGTTATCATTAATCAAGAAAGGTGGAATGATAATCCTAAATCACCAACACAAATCAGAGGTGCTTTATGAAAACTGATGTCGGTAGCATTGTAGAGCAGTTGACTATTAACAGAAAAACTTTGCAAGAGGGTGGTTTTTATGAAGAAGAAACAGATTTTAAAGTAAAAACGACAGATAATTTAGTAGATGATGTAAAAAATTATTATCGTAATGAAAAAAATTCTGGGTTCTCTTTAGGTTTTCAAAAAACTGATGAGGATAGTAATTTTCTTGTAAGGCGAGGAGAGGTAACAATCTTGACAGGCAGTTCAGGGTCAGGAAAAACCACTTTCTTATCACAGGTATTACTTAACTTAATGACCTATACAAATGTTTTAGTAGCAAGTATGGAGATGAGACCTGTAATACAGATAGCAAAAATGATTCAACAAACAGGAATCAGAGAAGCGAATGACCAACATATTGAGGAGTTTTGTGAAAAATACAAAAATAAGTTGTGGTTATTTAATGCACAAGGGACAACATCTGAAGATGATTTAGTAGCAAGTCTACACTTTGGAAAAAATGTTCATGATTGTGATGTCTTTGTTATAGACAGTCTAATGAAAGTAGATAGCATTGCAGAAGATGATTACGCAAGTCAGAAAAAGTTTATCAATAAAATTAGTTGCCTTGCTAGAGACTTAAATATTCATGTTTTCTTGGTTGCTCATACTAAAAAATTAGCAGATGAAACAGTTATACCTGATGCTTCACATATTTTAGGTAGTAGCCACATTAGAAATTTGACAGACAATATTATTTGTTTGCATAGAAGAAAGGATATAGAACAGGCAAAGATGTTAGGGGAATTAGAGGAGGGAGATAACCCTTGCACTTCATACTTAATGGTTCAGAAGCAAAGAAACCATCCGTTTGAGGGGACATTTTCTTTTTGGTTTGATAAGTTTAAACAGAGATTTTCGGAGAGACCATGTTAACTGCTAATGAATTTATTAAGAAGTTTAAACGCACCTTTAAAAGTGCAGAATTTAGAGCAACAAGTAAAGAGGGAAAAGTTTATAAATCAAAAGGTTTTGACAAGTTAAATAAACAGTTTGACAAATAAAATTAACATGATATTATGTTATTGACTTTTAAAAATAAAGGAGAAACACAATGAGTAAATCAACAGAATTAGCACTTGCAGTTCAGCAAGTAGAATCACAAGACCAATTACAACAAGAGATGGCAAGAGACTATCAAGAGATGGAGCAGAAGGCTCAACTTGATTACAAACAACAAATCATAAATGAAATGTTTGGGGTAAAGTCATGAGTAAATATGCAGAGTTAAGAAAGTTAGATGTTAGTAAATACACAGAAAAGAAGGGGAAATTTTCATATATTTCTTGGAGTTGGGCGGTAGACACACTTCTTCAGCATTGCGAATCATCAGAATGGACTTATGCAGACCCACTAACATTACCTGATGGTAGCATGATGGTATTTTGCACAGTCAAAGCATTTGGTAAAGAGATGACTGCACAATTACCTGTATTAGATTTTAAGAATCAAGCCATTAAGAATCCTAATACAATGCAATTAAATACCGCAATGCAAAGATGTTTAGCAAAAGCTATATCATTACATGGTATTGGTTTGTATATATATCAGGGAGAGGATTTGCCAGAGGGAGATGTTCTGGAACGCATAGAGAACATTTATAAAGAACAAGGTGTAGCTACGGCTAGACAATACTTTAATGGTTTAAACGAGGTGGACAGGAAGTTATGTATGCCATTTATAGAAACAATTAAAAAGGATGTTTAAACAATGGAACAACGCACAGAAGAATGGTTTGCAGCGAGGGTAGGTAAGGTCACTGCTAGTAATGTAGATAATGTCATTGTTAAGGTTAAGAATGGCGAGAGTATGTATAAACGAAAATACAGAACGCAACTCATTACCGAACAACTGACAGGAAAGCCTGTAAAGATATTTATGAATGAGGCTATGAGACATGGGGTTGAGTATGAAGATGAAGCTAGGAACGCTTACATAGCAAAACTAGGGCTTCTTAAAGATGTAGATGTTAAAGAAGAAGGCTTTGTAGACCACCCAACAGTAATGATGTCTGGGGCTAGCCCTGATGGCATGGTAGGCGATGAGGGGTTAATAGAGATTAAATGCCCCCAAGCAACAACACATACGGAAATATTGCAGAACGCAGTGATTCCGAAACGATATATTCATCAAATGATGTGGCAGATGGCTTGCACGGGTAGAAAGTGGTGTGACTTTGTTTGTTATCACCCTGACTTCCCTGATGACTATAAACTCTTTATCAAAAGAGTAGAAAGAGATGATGATTTAATAGGTCGTCTAGAAAGAGATATTCATGAGTTTGCAGTTGAGGTCATGGATTCAGTTAAATTTATTAAGGAGAATAACTAATGGCAACAGTAGGAATTTCAGCAAGTATAGATGTAACAAAGATTGATAAGGCTAAACTTATTGATGGTAAGAAAGGCACTTATTTAAACATAACCGCATTTGTTAATTTAGATGAGAAAGACCAATATGACAACAATGGTATGATTACTCAATCAGTGACTCAAGAAGAAAGAGAAGCTGGAACAAGAGGAGCTATACTAGGTAACACTAAAGTGTTCTTTAAAGATGAGGGTGGTAGTAATACAACTGCTCCACAAGCTAAAGAAGGTTTTGACCAAGTGTCAGAAGATGTGCCGTTTTAACTAAAGGGATTGGGGGTGTTTAAACCCCCTTTTTTTATTTGTTCATTACATACATTGTTACTTCAAAGCCAAATCTCATTTCAGTAGCTGATGGTTTTGTCCACATAATTAAGTTCCTTGTTGGTTAATCAAGACTTGATTATAAGTGATAGTTGTAATAATAGTGTTACAAATAAATTAAATAAGGGTAGTAAAAATCATGAATAAAGAAAAAGTTTTAGGAGACATAAGGCTTATGAAAGCAATGTTAAATCAAGCCGTTGTTGATGCTACTTATGTTCCAGATACCAAAGATATTGCAAGAGATAAAAGATATTTAGAACGAGAATCAAATGGTGAAAATCCAAAAAGATTACAAAATAATTTGTATTGGAAAAGAGATGCTTTAAAATGGTTATATAGTAAAGATGAATTAATAGAATTATGTTGTTATCATAGCAATGTAGATATAGACCAAGTAATAGAAATGATAGAATTTAAAAATAAGGAGAAAAAATCTTATGTCTGACAAAATA